AACACCTTTGACGAGGTGGAGAAGAAGATCGCGGAGAAGATGGGATTCCGCGCCTCGGTGGACGACCGCTACAAACTTCTCGAGATCAACGTCGATCTGGACATTCCCGGCCTCGAGGACGAAGACGAACACGGCAATCCGACCGGGATCAAGCTCCCGTACATCGTCACGATAGAGAAAGGCACGCACGCCTGTCTGGCCATTCGCCGGAATTGGCGGCCCAAGGACAAGCTCAAGAAGAAGCGCCAGCACTTTGTACACTATGGGTACATCCCCGGCTTTGGGTTCTACAACTGGGGTCTGATCCACATCGTCGGCGGCTACGCCAAGTCCGGCACCTCCATCATCCGGCAACTGGTCGACGCTGGCACGCTCTCAAACCTGCCCGGCGGCTTCAAGACCCGCGGCCTGAGGGTCAAGGGCGACGACACCCCAATCGCTCCTGCGGAATTCCGCGACGTGGACGTCCCGTCTGGAACGATCAAAGACAACATCATGACCTTGCCCTACAAAGAGCCAAGCCAAGTTCTGGCGCAGCTTCTGGACAAGATCATCGAAGACGGCCGGAGCCTTGCGCAAGCGGCCGATATGCAGGTTGCCGACATGTCGGCCAACACGCCGGTGGGCACCACGCTCGCGATTCTTGAGCGCACCCTGAAGGTGATGACCTCCGTTCAGGCGCGGATGCACTACAGCTTCAAGCAGGAGCTACGCCTCTTGCGGGACATCGTGCGGGACTACACCCCTCACGAGTACAGCTACGAGCCGCAGGAAGGAAGCCGCTCGGCCAAGAAGTCGGACTACGACATGGTGGACGTCATCCCCGTGTCCGACCCCAACGCGGCCACGATGGCGCAGAAGATTGTCCAGTATCAGGCCGTGCTTCAGTTGGCTCAGCAGGCGCCGCAAATCTACGACCTGCCTCAACTCCACCGGCAGATGCTGGACGTCCTTGGAATCAAGAACGCGCAGAAACTGGTGCCGCTCGAAGATGACCAACTGCCGACCGACCCGATCTCGGAGAACCTCAACGCGACCAAGAGCAAACCGCTGAAAGCGTTCATCAGCCAAGACCACGACGCCCACATCACGGCGCACAACAACTTCCTGCAAGACCCAATTGTCCAACAGACGATCGGTCAAAACCCCATGGCCAACTCCATTACGGCCGCTCTTCAAGCGCACATCACAGAGCACCTGGGTTACAAGTACCGCGCCATGGTTGAGCAGCAGACCGGCGTCTCGCTGCCGCCGCCCGACCAGCCTCTGCCGCCGGACGTTGAGGTGCAACTGTCGCGCATCGTGGCGCAAGCCAGCACCCAGCTTCTGCAACAGAACCAGCAGGCCGCGCAACAGCAGGAGGCTCAGCAGCAGGCTCAGGATCCGATCGTGCAGATGCAGCAGGCTCAGATGCAGATTGCCCAGCAGGACTCCCAGACCAAGGCTCAGAAGGTGCAGGCCGACATCCAGATTGCCCAGCAGCGGCTCCAACTGGATCAGGCCAAATTGCAAAGCGACCAGCAGGTTGCCATGGCCAAGATTCAAGAAGAGACCCAGCGGGCTCACGAAATCCAAGCCAACAAGACCGCGGCTCAGCAGGCCATGCTTCAAATGCAGGCCCAGCGCGACGCCGCCAAGCAAGCCTATGACCACGCTAAGCAGACCGAGGCAACGCATGCCGAGGCTCAGAAGTTGGCGGCCCAGCAAGCAAATCAGCACGGAATGGATCGAATCAAGATGGGGCTTGAGGCAGCGCAGGCTGCGGCAGAGCTTGATCACAAACGCGACAAGATGATCTCTGATCAGGGCATCCAATGATTGACAAAGCACTTACCTACCTGACCGGTCAGATCAACGACCGCGTCAATCAACTTCAAGAAGCCATGGCAGACGACAACTGCAAGGACTTCGGGGAGTACAAGAAAGCTTGCGGAGAGGTCAAAGGTCTGCTCACCGTGCGCGCCTACATCACAGACCTACAACAACGACTGGAACAAGATGACGACTGATCTTTTGATCGCGACCAACCCCAAAAATCCGACCATCATCGGAACGGTGAAGCCCAAACCCGAGCAAGCCAAGCAACTGCCCAAGCCTGCCGGATACAAGATCTTCTGTGCGGTACCTGACATCGAAAAGACGTTTGAAAATGGGATTGCCAAGTCCGAGGACACCGTTCGGTACGAGGAAATCCTGGCCAACGTCCTGTTTGTGGTCGAACTTGGGCCTGAGGCTTATCAGGACAAAGCCAAGTTTCCGCATGGCCCGTGGTGCAAAAAGGGCGATTTCGTCCTTGTCCCGTCCAATTCCGGCACGCGGTACACCATCCACGGCAAAGAGTTCCGCATGATCAATGACGACAGCGTCGATGGCACCGTCGAAGATCCGCGCGGCATCTCACGCAAGTACGCTTGAAGGAGCGACACATGGCTGACGAATACAAGTTCCCCGACGAAGTCGAGGCCAAGGAAGACAAGATCGATATCGAGGTGGATGACGACACGCCGCCCGACGACCGCAACCGCGAGCCCTTGCCGGCCGAGGTAGCGAAGGAGTTGTACGAGGACGAGTTGGAAGACTACTCGGCCAAGGTCAAGAAGAAGCTGACCCAGATGAAGAAGCTCGCGCACGATGAGCGCCGCGAGAAGGAGCGGGTGCTGCGCGAACAGGATGAGGCAATCGCGATCGCCAAGAGGGTCATAGAAGAGAATGGCCGGCTGAAGCAGAACCTTGCCAACAGCGAGAAGAACGTGATGCTGAGCATCACCAGGGCTGTTGAAATGGAGATGGCCAACGCCAAGCGCGCCTACCGCGAAGCTTACGAGTCCGCTGACCCGGATCGAATCATGGAGGCCCAGGAGAAGTTGACCGAGGCAACCATGAAGGTGGACAAGGTCAAGAACTTCAAGCCAGCGCCGGTCGAAACCTACTCACCGCCGCAGCCCCAAGCGCCGCGGATTCAGGTTGATCCGACTGCGAAACGCTGGCAGCAGAACAACCAATGGTTTGGCCAAGACGATGAAATGACCAGTCTCGCACTCGGCCTGCACGAGAAACTGAAAAAGCAGGGGGTTGCAATTTCCTCACCGGAGTACTACCGTCGCATTGACGAAACGATTCGCAAACGCTTTCCCGAGAAGTTTGAAAGCGACCGCAAACGCTTTCCCGAGCAGTTTGAAAGCGACAACGACGAAACACCAAGCGCGGTGGTCGCACCCGCTACACGCAGCACCGGGTCGAAGAAGGTTCGACTCAGAACATCGGAGTTGAACATCGCCAAGAAACTTGGCCTCACTCCTGAACAGTACGCCCGAGAGATGCTCAAATTGGAGTCCCGCTGATGAATGACGCTCGCAAGCCCCGTGAAGCAGAAACCCGCGTTGCAGCGCAGCGTCCCAAGCAGTGGCAGCCGGCCGAGCTTTTGCCTGAACCCGACAAGAAACCGGGCTGGGCATATCGCTGGGTACGGACGTCCACGCTCAACACGGCAGACCCGAGGAACATCTCCAAGAGTTTGCGGGAAGGATGGGAACCGGAATCGATTGAGGAGCAGCCCAGCATGCAATTGCTGACTGACCCCAACAGTCGCTTCAAGGACAATATCGAAATCGGCGGTCTGCTGCTGTGCAAGTGCCCTATGGAGCTTGTTGAGCAGCGCAACGCACACTTTCACAACATGACACGGGCTCAGACCGAGTCGGTTGACAACAATCTGATGCGCCAAAGCGATCCGCGGATGCCGCTCTTCCAAGAGAAGCGGTCAACCTCGAGCTTTGGCAAAGGCGCTTAATTTCCATTCAAGGAGTCTTTCATGGCTTACCCCATTGTCGCTGCGCCCTACGGGCTCGCACCGATCAATCTGCTGGGTGGTCGCGTGTTTGCTGGTCAGACCCGTCTGATCCCGATCGCGAGCGGCTCGACTACCGCCATTTTTTATGGCGACCTGGTCAAGCTGAACACGAGCGGGACGCTGGACAAGGTCACGACCACTGCCACCGCCACGAACGCGATTGGCGTGTTTCTCGGCTGTACCTACACCAACCCGTCGACCAACCAAAAGCTGGATTACCAGTACTACCCTGGCGCGATCACGGCATCGGACATCCAAGCCTACGTCCAAGACGACTACGACCAACTGTACAAGGTTGCCGTGGTTTCGTCGGGCACGACCATCGGCGGGCTGACCCGCGCGGCCGTTGGCCAGAACATCTCTGTGGTGCAGAACTCCGGTTCGACCACCTCGGGTGATTCGGCCGTTGGCGTTCTCAACAGCACCGGCACCGCCACCACCCTTCCGTTCCGGGTTGTGGATGTCGTACCGGAAACCGTCAACGCTTCGGGTTCGTACACTGAAGTGATCGTCAAGTGGAACTTTGGCGTTCACCTCTACACGACCGCCGTCGCCGCCGCCTAAGGAGTAGCACATGGCAATTTCACGCGCACAACTGCTGAAGGAGCTTCTCCCCGGCCTGAACGCCCTGTTCGGCCTTGAGTACGCTCGATACGGCGAAGAGCACAAGGAGATCTACGAAACCGAGACCTCCGAGCGTTCGTTCGAAGAAGAAACCAAGCTGTCCGGTTTCTCGGCGGCTCCGGTAAAGAACGAAGGCCAAGCGATTGCGTATGACAATGCGCAAGAAGCTTGGACGGCCCGCTACAACCACGAGACCATCGCTCTTGGGTTCTCGCTGACGGAAGAAGCCATTGAGGACAACCTCTATGACTCGCTGTCGGCGCGCTACACCAAGGCGCTGGCCCGTGCCATGGCGTACACCAAGCAGGTCAAGGCGGCCGCCGTTCTGAACAACGGCTTCATCTCCGGCACCAACAACCAGTACAACGGTGGTGACGGCGTTCCGCTCTTGAGCGCCTCGCACCCGCTGGTGAACGGTGGCACGAACAGCAACATCCCGTCGACCCCGGCGGATCTGAACGAGACCTCGCTTGAGGCCGCCGTGATTCAGATCAGCCTGTGGACTGACGAGCGTGGCCTGCTGATCGCCGCCAAGCCGCGCAAGCTGATCGTTCCCCCGTCGCTCCAATTCGTCGCCACCCGTCTGTTGGAAACCGAACTTCGCGTCGGCACCAACAACAACGACGTGAGCGCGATCAAGAACAACGGCTCGATCCCCGAGGGCTACACGATCAATCACTTCCTGACGGACGTGAACGCCTGGTTCATCACCACCGATGTTCCGAACGGCCTGAAGCACTTCGTTCGCACGCCCCTGTCGCAGTCGATGGACGGCGATTTCGACACCGGCAACGTCCGGTACAAGAGCCGCGAGCGTTACAGCTTCGGCTGGTCGGATCCGCTCGGCATCTACGGCTCGGCCGGCGCATTCTGAGCATGACCCAGCAGTAAGCAAGAGCCTCCTTCGGGAGGCTTTTGTGTTTCTGGGCTCTTGCACACCAGAATCAATCAAGGTATAGAATGCAGCATCTGGGTGGACACTCTTGCCGACTGCCCCAGCAGACGATGCAACGACGACAAGAGTACCTTTGCATAGGGATTGAACATGGGACGTTCTACTTTTGAAGGGCCAATTCTGTCTGGCGACAATCGATTTGGTCCTCTGCGCGACGTTGGCTATGCCCGTCTGTCGCAACAAGCCGCTCTGAGCTTTGCGGTTACCACCAATGGCTCGGCCGGGTACTGCGGTTCGTCTGGTCAGTTCGTGGCCAGCAACACGATTCCGAACGTCAACGCCACGGTCTACACCCCGTCAAGCTCGGTGTACCCGCCGGCGGCCGCCAGCATTACCGCCGACACCGGCAGCGCGATCTATCGTGGCGCCGTGTTCTTCATGCCCATCAACTCGCAGATCATTGCGGTTGACTACGACATCGGGATTTTCCCGACGGTGGCTTCCGGTTCGGTGACGTCGATTCAGTTGCTTCTGGGTAACCAGTTCAACGGCTCGCAGTACGCTCAGACCGCCGCCATCACCTCGGGCACGGGTCGGCAGACGATGACCTACAGCGGCACGCAAGTGACCAACATGCAGGCCACGACCGCGGACATCACCAACGGCCAGCAGCCGTCGCAACTGTCGCAAGTGGTTGCAACGCTGGTGATTGTCGGCTCGACCATGACCACGTTGGCGACCGGCACCAACTACATCACCATCAGCTATCGTCAGTACGACGGCAACATTGGCAGCACGACCGCCTACCCCTACGGCAACTTCGACTAAGGGGAACGCATCATGACGATGCAGACCGACGTCAAAGCATCCCACTTGAATCAAAGTGGGTTTGCGACGGGGCCGAATCGAACTCGCCTGCGCGGGTTCTTTGCGATCCCGACTTCTACGGCCGGCACCGTGAACATCTTCGACACGCTGACCGCGCCCGTGACAACCGGCACTTACGGCCGATCGGGCACAACGGTTACCGTGTCGCTGACAGGGCACGGGTATCAAACCGGGCAGTCGCTGGGGCTTGCGTTTTCGTCCGGCACGGGTGGCTCGGCGACGAACGGCAACTACAAGATCACGGTGGTAGATGCCAACACGTTCACGGTGACCGACCTCAACTCCGGCACCATCACCGGCACGCCGGCGGTCAGCATTGCCTCGGCATGGATGGTGTCGTTTGACACCAACGCCAACGTGGCGGCGGTGATCTCGGTCAACATTCCCGGCGAAGGAATTCTGGCGTACAACCAAATGTACGTTCAGATGACCAACGAAAACACGATCACGGTGTTCTACGGATGATGGAGCCCGTCCAATCCTCGACAAGCCTGGTGGGCCGCAAGATCATGATCGGCCTGCCGACCTATGACTTCAAGGTCTCGACCAAGCTTGCGATCGCCTTGGCAAGTTTCTGCGTCAAGGCTCGAGATCATGGGGTCGACATCCAGATCAGCAACGTCTCAGGCTGCTCTGTGGTGTCGCGGGCGCGCAACCTTGTTGTTGAGGAATTCCTCAACAGCGACTGCACCGAACTGATGTTCATTGACGCCGACATCAACTTCAATGCGGACGACATCTTCCGGCTAATGGTCTGGGGCACCGATCCCAAGAAGGGCGTGGTAGCCGGCATCCCGGTGGCCAGGAAGAAGGGCAAGGTGTTCATCTCGACCTTGGACACGGACGAGGAAGGGAAGGTCACCATGAACCGCATGGGCTT